GCACCTTCTCGTCGTGCTTGAGCGCGGCCTCGGTCATCTGCGCCTCGGTCTGCATCATGACCTGGTCGGTGCGGATCTCTTCGATGCGCTGCTGGGCAGCGAAGCCCTGCGCGGCCAGGGCCAGCTCACGCTCGTTTTGCATCTGCGCGAGCGCCAGTTCGTGCTTCTGGTCGGCCTTGTTCTGGAAGAACTCCAGCAGCTTAGGCAAGCCGCTGATCAGCAGACCGCCGAGGGTCGAGATGAGAGATAGCATGGGTTACTCCTGTGGCGGTTGTGTAAGCAGAGTGCTAAGTAGCCCTTGTGGCCGCATTGATGGTTGCGGCGCTGGCGTCTGACCACTCAGCAAACCACTAATAGCCTGATTGGCGGCGCGTTGACGCAACAAAGACTGAAGTCGGTCAGCGCCATAACCGGCCGCAGCCGCCGGAATGGTGTACATCAGCGTCTCGGGGCTGGTTACGCCTGCCGCGCCGATACCTCCAGTCACAAGTTGACTGCGCTGCGGGTTAAATCGAGCCACGAGCGTCAAGAAGTTGTCCAGCGACCCACCGTTGGCGACAGCGCGGATTGCGTTGCGCTCGTTCTCAGTGAACAGCCGCATTTTTTCTTTGTTGGCTGCAAGGTTGATGAAGCCTGTGCGGATCAACTCGCTCTCAGATGCCGTAGGACGCGCAGCGCGTGCTTCGGCGGTGTCCAGAATGTCGTTGAGCGTGGTGGCGCGGCTGAGATCGCGCCAGTCTTTACGGGCGCTAGCGATTGCTTTTACCGCTTGGTCAATCCCTTTGGCGCCAGCCGTCACATCTTTGGGGGACAGACCGGCGATGTATTCGTCGATGCCGCTGACCATCTCTTTGCCCAGGCGACGGATATCCTTGCTCTGGTTAGCCAAAAGATTGTTGGCCAAGCGACGCATCTGCTCGACATCGCTAAACGCCACGTCACCGCGCTCGACAATGCTGTCGTACTTCCTCAAGACGTTTGCGACTTCAGTGGCGTTTTCTGGCAGATAGTCAACCGCGTCTAGCCGCGTCTTGATCTTTCCCACCAGATCATTCGCCGCAGTGGTGTTCAACTTGATGCCGGCGTCAGATACGGTTCGATAGCTGCGCTGCGCCCGCTGCTGCACGTCTTGCATCGTAGGCGGCGCCGGCTGTTTGCCTGCTGCGATACGACCAGCGATATTAGACGCGCCCTGCCCAACAGCGCCCGCCACACCGACGCCCGCGATGAGCGCGGCCAGATCGCTGCCGGTTACTTCCTTGACCGTCTCGGCTACCGGCTGCGCGGCCATCGGCGCAGCAGCCGATGCAGGCAACTGCCGTACAAGATCGCCGCCAAAAAGTTTCGGCGCCACTTTCGCTGCCCCAGCACCGCCTATCAAGCCTTCCATACCCGCCTGCGCGGCGCGTTCAGCGCCCGTCTCAGGCGCAGGAAGGCCCATCTGCGTAAGCCCGCGCTGCTGCGCTTGAGACAGATACGGCATACGGCTCTCAGACCCGAGTAAGCCAGCGCCCAAGTTGTACGCGCCGCTCAGGAAGTCGGCCGCTACGTTGATTGGCGCTGACACGCCGGATACGATGGCGCGGGTGGCCAGCCCAGGTGCCCGCCTGAGCGCCGACATGGCGTCACGCGCAGGCGGTTCAGGCTGTTGGGGCTGCGGAGGCACTTCAGCGCCGCCAAGCTGCTTTTTTATGCGCGCAAGAGCGTCTTCATTCGTAAGCCCGTCGGGCAACTCGTATGAAACGCCTTTATATTCGTAAACGGTTGCCATTTCAAGCTACCTTAATCAAGTTTGATCGGGTTTTGTGCAGTCCCACGCGCAGCCGTACCAAAGTAGGGGTCAACGTTCTGCGACTTTCGGCGGCTGTCAATCCTAGCCTTCGTGCGGTCTTGTGCAACCTGCGTGGCGTTCCTAAAGTTGCTGAGCGCGTCAAGCGTAGTCTTTGTGTCGTACTTGCCAAACGCCGCGATCAACTCGTTGGCAAAGCGCAGCACGTCTTTGTCCGTCTGAACGCCTTTCGCAGCGTCCGTCTTCAAGTTGGTTGCTTCTTGAACGGCTCGCTGCAAGTTTGCAAAAGCGCGGCTTTGATCGTCTGAGTTCCCGGCAAAATTCTTGGCCATGTACTGGGCGTTTTTTAACGGTCCAAGTTCCAAGAACGGTCGGTTTGTCCTTGGGTCTGGCGTCAGCACTTGAATGGCCGGCGCAAGCGCGGTCTTACGTGCCTCAAAGTTGTCAATCTGCTCCAAGTCTTTGTCTTCTTCTTTTTGCAGACCCGGCACCAGAACTTTAGGCCCTTTGAGCGCCTCCCTAAAACCGGCCATTTCGCGTGCGCTATCCGCACGGATGCGAGCCAATTCAGCAGCAGACGCGTTCTGCATCCTGGCCGCTTCCAGCCGAGCATCTGCCGCGATCCTTGCAGCTTCTGCTTTAGCTTCGGCGGCAACTCGGGCGGCTTCTGCTCTAGATTCGCGGTCAGCAACGGCTCGGGCCTCGCGTTCTTGACGGGCCTGCTCAGCCAAACTAGACTGCAAATCGCGCTGCTGCTGCGCCATTGCTTCGCGGGACGCTATGTTCTCGCGGCGCCCTTCGCGGGCCTGCAATGCCGCCATCACCTTATCAGCGGGGCCGTACTTGGTTATGACGCCCAAAATCTGGTCGTCCGTAGGCTGATCACCCAGCTTTGCGATCTCAGCCCGCAGCGCTTGCTCTTGTGCGGTGGTCAAATTTATGCGGGCCTCCTCTGCGCCAGCCTTAGCCGCCTGCGCTTCAGACGCGCCTGCTGCGGCCAAGCGCTGAGTACGCAACGCCATCTCGCTTTCCATCTTGCGAGCGACATCGGCAAGCTGCATCGCGCCGACCGTATCGCCAGCCTGCGACAGCGACCGCACGCCCTGCATGATCGACTCAGGGTTGTTGTAGTCGATCTGCCGGGCGATGCTGTTGCGAGTGCTGATCAACTGCAACTGCGGGTCTTGAGCGCCCAAGGCACCGCCCAGAGCGCCGGCTAGGCCATACGCGCCCCTATAGATGCCGGCTTGCGCCTGCTGCATCGGGGTAAGTTGCGCGAATTGCAGCGCCTGTTGGTCAGCCTGAGCCGCCTGGCGCTGCTGGAACATCTCCGGCGTAACGCCGAACAGAGAGCCTACGATGTCTGTTGCCATGTCAGAACTCCAAAGATCCCATGTATTCGCCGCTAAACGGGTTCACACCCGCGCCGTAACCGCCAGCGCCGAATCCGCTTGTCGCCGAGCGCCCGCCAAACAGATTACCCAAGCCTTGCTGGATAGCCGGATTACGCGATGCGCCAACCAAAGCCGTGGCAAACGGGTTGTAAGCATCCGCAGCAGCCCGCGATCCAGCAGCAGCCATACCGCCTTGCAGTAGCGCGTTTGCGCCAGCCTGATTGGCGACGCGCCCACCCAAGTTAGAGCCGATGTCCAATGGCTGCTGGCCCAGCGCCTCAAGGCCGGTCATGCCGCCCAGGTACGCTTGGTAGGGCGCCAAAGCGCCTGCCTGGCCTTGATAGCCCTGCGTGAGCAAGTTGCCAGCCGTGCCGAGCAGCCCCGCGCCGAACAGCGTCTGCTGCTGGCCAGCCTGCTGCGCTCCGGCTGCCAGAGCCGCGTCCTGTTGAGCGATGGCGTTGTAGTACGCCTCCATCTCAGGCGTCGTCGCCCCAAGGCCAGCAGCGCCGCTCGGACGAGCGCCAGTAGCCCCAACGGACAGGCCGCCACGGCCTTGCTGGAAGAGCGTGTTCTGCAACTGCGCCATCTGGCGCTCACGGCTGGGGGCCAGCAAGTCCTGCTGACGGGCCATGTACTGCTGCGCGGCCTGTTCGGGCGACTGGGCCAGGTACTGCTGGCCAAGACCGAACAGCCCCTGCGCCCCAGTGGACAGCGGAGCGAACGCGGCTTGCGCTGCCTCGGCCTGCGACAGCCCTTGGCCGGTCAAGGCCATAAAGCGATCCTGCATCGCCCGCAGTTCGGGCGAGAGCGTGTAGCTCGCGCCGCTCACACGGCCGTCAGGCCCTGTGGTGAACTGCGAACCACCAAAGCGAGTCGTGATGCCGATAGGCCGGAACCTCGACTCTTCAGCCGCAATCCGAGCAGCGTCGAGCTGCGCTTGCGACTGCATTGCTGCTGCGTCGGCCGCAGAGTCCCCCGCCATCACTCCACCAAGAAGCGACGCGCCCGCGCCAATTGCTGCAGGAATCCAAGGCATATCAACCCCCAATCAAAACGTCGTCCACCTTTGACGGGTCTTTCTCGTCGGTGGCATGGATGCAAAACCAAACACAATCTTCAATGGCTTTGACGCCGTGCGTCAGGCCAGCCTTAATCTCTATGCACGCCGGGGCGCTGATGATCTCGATCTCATCGCCCATCAGCACCGCCACCTTGCCCTTAGCCAATATCGACAAATGGCTGAAGTCATGCGTGTGCTTCAGGATGGCTACGCCAGCGGGGACTTTCGTCTCCTTGGCGTACAGACCGTCGCTGAAGTGGTGGGTGATCATGCCGTCCTTTTCCACATGTACACAGTGATGTACGGCTGATAGTTGGCGTTGGTGCCGGAAACGCCCTCTGTGCTGTTAGCGACGCTAACGCCCGTTGTGGAGGACTCGATTACATCGTTATCAGTGACAAAAACCGTTGATAGGCCAAGTTTTGTCAAAGAAACGCCGCCTGTGTCATGTCCAGTACGTTGTAGCTTATGTGTGTGGCCTGGGTCTGTAACAGTTGCCGTATGCGTGTGGCTGACCACTACGGCGTCGGCAGAACCGCCAGTCTCTTCAGCCGTGTCGAACAGTGCGTTGCTCGCGTTAAAGCCAACGGGCACACGTCCTGCGCCAAAAGCAACCCAAGTGCCGAAGCCAAGCAACGTGCCAGGGTTCGTTGAGTTCGTCGCGTTGATGTAGATCGAGCCTACGGGGTGCAGCGCGGCCAAAGCGGCCTGTACAAACGCCGTCGTGGCCAGCGCGGGCGTACTGTTTCCAAATGATTGAGTCACGCCCGTAGTGCCTGTAGGCAGTACAGGCGACCCAGTAAACGTTGGCGAAGCAAGATCAGCCTTCGTTGCCACCGCGATAGCGATGTTCACAAACTCAGTGTTGATCTCCGTGCCTTTGACGATCTTAAGCGGATCGCCGGACGGCAAAGCGTCCTTGGTGGCAAAGTTGGTGCTCTGTACGTAGTTGCTCATGTCATCTTCCCATCTTTCGATTGGATCTCAATGCGCTGGATTGACATCGAAGCCCCATTGATGTTAGCCTCGTAGCCTGTCTGAACAATTTTACCGCTGCCATTAGCAGGCACAGACAATGTTTGCAGCGCCACGCCAGCCGAATACTCTGCGATGTTGTACTCAGCAATGCCATACTCGTACACGCCCTGCGACGGGATCAGCGCGTTGGCCGACAGGTAATTGGTGCTGAAGTCAAAGCCCCACTTGAGCGTGAGGTACTGATTTGTGCCGCCGATCACCACCACCTTCAGACGCTTGAGGATCGACGTGATGTTGGCATTGCCAAGATCAGCGTGATTGGTGTAGTACTGCATACGATACGCGGATGTGTGATCCTGGTATGTGCCGTACTTACCGATATAGCCGTTCTTGCCGATCAGAAGATCGCCGTTGCGCCGCGACAGTAGCGCGGTCGGCTCAATAGAGTTCCAGTTCGTGACGCGGAACGCGCCATCTTGAAGCTGCCCACGGGTGTCAAAGCAGTAGACCTCTTTGACGGTCGGCAGCGTCAGCAGATAGAACGCTTCCGACTCAGAATAGACCGACTTGATAGCCGCCGCGTTTTCGCTGGCCACCACTTGCATCAGATCGTTCCGCACGTTTTTGGACAGGTCTCCCAGCGGCGCCGACTTCTCAACAATCGTCCTGGCAAACGACCGCACGCCTGAGTTGGACAGGAACAGCACGTCCTTACCAGTCGTCTGGATCGAATCACGCGCAATGCAGCCAATGCCACCCACCGTGTCGGCCAGGCTCATGGTAGAGGGCGTGGTGGCGTTCTGGTACACCAGAATCTGGCGCTTGCCGAAGATGATCAGGAAGCCGTTATGCGCGGCCAGACCCTGTATCTCGTCTGCCCCGTTGGGCCAGACGCGATCCACGTTGAGCGAGCCAGCCGTGCCTGTAGACCAGACGTGGCCGGCCAGCAGGTCAGAGAAGTAGACCGTGTTCCTAACCGTCGAGGTGCTGGCCGTCCAAAGCCGGCCAAAGGCCGACAGCGCGATGTTGGCGCTCGGCACCGTGGCCACATAGCCTGACTTCTCGCTGACGCGGCGATAGGTCGTGGTGCTGACGGCAGGGTCAAAGATCAGTGGGTCGTGCCCGGTCTGGAAGAAGTAGGTGATGCCGTTGAGCGAGGCGCACGACCAATTGTTGGCGGTGATCGTAGGAGCCGTACCCCCGCCCCCGTAGGTCAGTTCTGACACGGCGTTGGATCCGTCCAGCTTGAACAGTTTGTTGTTGCCTGCAAACAACACCGTCAGAGTGCCGTCAGACTGCACCAGCTCGTGGATGACGCCGACGTTATTGGCGCCCAGATTGCCAGACGAGCTGTTGACGCGGCTCCAGCCCTTGCGCGAGCCGATGCGACCGTAGCGGTCGATGATGCAGTTTGTCGCAACCAATGCAAAGCCAGCCGCCAGATCCGTCGGCGAATCTTGTGTGTTCAGCCCGAAGAAACCGGGGGCCGAGACGCTGGCGGTTTGCAGGGCTTGGCTCATATGGCTACAAACTCCTGGTTCTCGGGGTAGCGCGTGCTCTCAAGCGCGATGTAGTCGGACAGCATCGAGCGGTACAACTGGTACGCCTCTGACGACGACAGCCCGCCGTCTTCGCCGCGCTCGACCAGCGCCCGTGCGAAGGCGTTTTGCGCCACCAAGACGTCGGGCACCAGCACGGACGTGCTATCGGACGTCAGCGGCGCCTGCGGCACCGTCAGTGAGAACACGATGTTGTAGACGTTATCTGGACGGGCGTACAGGACCACCTTGGTGTCGCCGTTGCCATCCACGCCGTCGAAGCTGTAGTACTCGGGGATGCCGCTGATGGCCGGAACGAAGTTCTGGAAGCGGTTCATCTCAACGAAGCTGATGTTACGCAGCCCGACGTTGGAGGTGACGTTGATCGCGTCCATGACCTGAAACTTTTGGCCGGCGCCGGTCATGGAGTACACATAAGTGCCCGCCACCGTCGGGATGGTCAGTGTCTGGCCGAGCACGTTCCAAGCGTAGGCGTCCTCGATCTGGCGCTTGGCGTCGTTGACGAACTTGCCGATGAGCGATGAGTAGGTCGTCTGGCCGCTGCTGGCTACGGTTGTCTCACGCAGCCGGATCAGCACGTCGTTGATGAGTTCTAGGTAGGTCATTGCCGTGTCAATCCTATCTCTTCAAACGTGGCGATCACAGAAATCGTCGAGCCGGACTCCGAGATCGTCGTGATGTAGTCGCCTTCTTCCAGCACGATGTACTGATTAACATCAATCTCGGCGAGCGTCGATTTAGCAGTGAGCGTGTACTCAGTCGTAATTGGTATTGTTGACGCCGCGCTGGCGTCATACCAACTAAAACTGATGTGCTTGTTTGCGCCGCCGTTGTTCGACGCATGGAGAAGAACACACTTGGCATAATAGCCGGTCGGCACTGTATACAGCGTCGTAGCTGTAGCAGCAGTTAGATTTCTACCGACCGACAGGGGCCTCATTTCTTGTTCCTTGCTGAGATCGCTTTGGCTTTCGCCTTGGCATCCGCTTTGGACGACGCGCCCCAGGCTTTGAGCGACAGGAGAAGGCGAGTCGGTTCGCCGTTCTTGTACTCAGGCCCAGGCATGCTGCCCATACGCGCTAAGAAGGAGGCCCTTCGCGGGTTGTCGCCTGATTTGACGGGGGCTTTGAGGTTCCCGCCTGTGGCCGCATTATACGAAGATCGCCCCTTGGCGTTCAAGCCGCCAGCCGGATTTTTCCCCTCTTTGCGTGTCCAGGCGGGGGTCTTCATTTCTTCTTCGCCGTCTTAGCAGATTGCTTGAAGGCCGCAGGCGTGGGCGCGCCTTTGGTGCCGGGCTTACGCATCTTCTCGCCAGACCCCGCTTTGATGCGAGCGCGTTTGGCGTTGATGTTGGCGTACAGGCCGGGCTTCATTTCTTCTTTGCCTTGCCGGCTTGCGACAGGGCGATGGCCACTGCCTGCTTGCGGCTCTTGACGACCGGGCCGCCCTTGCCCGAGTGCAGGCCACCGGCCTTGAACTCGCGCATGACCTTGCTGATCTTCTTCTCAGCCTTGGTCTTCATATCAACTCCGTCACAGAGAATGTGGACGAGGTGACAGCGGCGTCTTTGATAACCGCAATCTTTTGGCCAGGGCTGACTCGGATAATTTCAGAGAAATTATTTGGCATCATGGGTGATGTCGTAACACT